CTTCACGAACCGAAGTATAAACGCTTTCGAGTAATGAAGTGTATGGGTTGGTGATCTTTTTAGTTGACCCTTTAATCTTATTAATCGGGTTCGTTACGGATGCCATCTTACCTCCTTTGCCTCCAACAACGGTTAATTCTGTTCCTGGTTCTGATTCAAAGATTCTCTTCATTGCTACATACTGAAGATTATCTTTTTTTATTGCCTCATACTGTTCTTTTGATAGTCTTCCTTTATCTCTCATATATTTTAGTACGTCATCGGCGAACTCACGATAACGGCTGGCAGCTTCTTCAATCCTTTCAAGCTTGTTTGGATCTCCTGTTTTAAATTCTTCGAGGGCTTTCTTTGCTACATCGACATCGCGATAAATACCCCCGCCAATTCCTGAAATGATACTGGCTCTGTCAAATCTCCCGCTTAATTCTACGGTACGCTCTGCTGTCATGTAAGCGACTACATCTTTTAAGTCATTTTCAATGCTTTTCATGTCACTATTATCCAGTGGCTCCAATAGCCATTCAAGATTTTTTGCTTTACCGTCTGCCGTTTTTAGCACTTCATTTTTAGAGTTTATCATTCCGTTCTTAATAATTTCACCAAATTTCCCGTCGATTCCAAGTAACAATCTTGATAGAATTACTGGATCATTTTCAGGAAGTACGTCATCAATACCTTTTATCCCTTTGGCGAAATCAAAAGCTTTTTCAAAAGCCCGTAATGGTTTGGTGAATTGCGCAGCCATTTTATCCGCGAAGCTAACCGTGAAATTTCCGGTATCTTCACTGAATATCTTCTTAATTAACCCGTGTGCTTCTTCGGGCTTGAATTCGATATTGGAAAGAACCTGATCGCGACCAGTTGCGCCAGCCCACGATCTAATGTCATCTGATAAGGTTTGTATAGCAAGTTGCATTTTAGAATCCACTTCGCTTGTATAAATCTTGTAAATTCCCGGCGCTTTATTTATGGCTTCTTTAGGATTGACTATGAACGCTCTAAGCCACTCTGCGAATCCTTCATTTTGTTTGTATCTTGTAGGGTTAGGATGTTCTTTTGGTGGTTTACTTGCTGCGGGAGAATCCATAAAATAAGGAAGTTCTTTTAATGCTTCAGGGTTCTTAATGATCTCCGGTATTATAGAATGTTGGTCATCAATCATGTGCCCGATCTCATGAGCGGTGGTATCTAAGTCGCCTGAATACTTTAGTTTAATCCCTTTATTAGCGGGATTGTAGGTTCCTGCCACACCACGTCTCCCTGGCTTTGCATTAAGGACTTTTTGTTTAACAGATGTAGTGAACTCTCTTAATATTTTAGAAAGGTCTTTCACCTCCCCGATTATCGGATCAACCGCTATTCTTCCGGTATTTTTATTTGGTTTAGAACCCGCAATTTCTTCATAATGTTCATTTTTAGCAGATTCCATACTGCCGGTTTTCTCTTTGACATACTTTTTACTTAACCCCCTTAAATCTTTAGTAGGTATTTCTACATCTGAAGACCGTAATTTATTGTAGTCTTCTACGGATTCGTTGGGGTGGAGTTCTCTGTAGGCGGAGTAAGAATTGGAGCGTGCAAAGGCTGTCTTCCCGGTATTTTTTTCGGCTTCTGGTTCGGGTTGTAAATCCCCGGCGTTTTCTGGTGTGTCTGTTTGGGTATTTTTAGACTCTGTGATCTTATCTTTCTGGATTTCTGTACCAGATTCATCAGTTTTACCATTGCCAGCACCCTGTTGTCCTGTTGCTGTTGGTTCTGTAATATGTCCATTTAAATCTTCTTTTACGTTTTTAAAATCTTCAGGGGTTAACCCGGCTTCATTAAATAAATGTTTAAAGTCATCAATATTATCAAGTGTAATTCCTTCTTTTACGGCCCGGTCGGCGACCTTCTTTGGTATCTTTTCTTTTGCAATTCTAATCTGCGATTTATTAAGTTTAAATTCAGGAATATTGGCTTCTTCAGGGAATAAATCTGTTCCCGCTTTTACACTTTTTCTGGTATCTAATCTTGCATCGACATTATCTATGAATTTTTTACCTTTTTCTGATACAACATAATTATTATTACTGAAATCATCAGGAATTTCAAGATAGCCATTATCATACAATTTACTATAAGCTACTCCTTTTAAACCTTTCTTATCTTCTAAGGTCTCTGCATCAACTTCACCATTTTTGCCTAATTGATGAAGCATTCCAGCTTCCATTTCTTTCAGATCAGGATATTTAGGCAATACATCCTTAATGGCGATATTTTTATTTGCTTTTACTTCTTTATGAGGTTCAATTTCTTTCCCATTTTCTACTTTAGGCTCTTTATCTTTTACTTCGTTGTAAAAATTCTCAAATGCCTTTTCAGGAGTTAATTTCTTTTCGCTATCATATTTATTCCTGAATGCTTCTGAAACATCAGGAGGAATATCTTTAAGTTCTTTCACTTTATCAAAAGCCTCTTTAACAGAATTACTATTCCTTACAATATCTTCAAAAGGCCTAAATGATCCAGAATTATTTTCTTCGGTATTTGTTGGTTTACTGATAGAAGGTTGTTCTGTTTTGGTATGTTCATCATTATTTTTATTCTTCACTATAAATTCATATTGACTACTTCTACCCTTCACACCATTCATAAAACCATCTCCATATATAGTATTTTGTATAGCCACTACATCATCCAAAGGAATTTCTTTTTCAATTATTTCTGATTCGGTAGGGTCAAGGCCTCGTTCTTTTCTACCAAGAGAAAAACTTTCAGCTATATCTTTTCGTGTAGTCCATGACGAATAGTCTTTATCCCCATACCTAATATCTTTAGAGCGATATAATTTTATTTTATCAGAACCTGTTGCTTTTTTTATTTCATCTATAATAGGTTTGAATTTTTCTCTCATTTCTTTTTCCTGTCTATCTCCAATTAAGCCACTATCAACAGTAAATGGTAGTTCTTTTTTTATTTTTGATATTTTCTCATATAGGTCACCATCTTCGTCAAATAACCTTGCTTCTGTATTATTATCTAATACAGAAGGATTTTGTTTCGTTAACTCTTCTTCTTTATCAGAAATAACCGGAGAACTTACGGGTTCAGCCGGTTCTGGTTTCTTTTCGGGTTCGTTTGCTAAATTATTTGGTTTTTCTTCGCTAATATTATTAGCTCCACGTGGAGCCTCCAAGTAAGAGTTTATGTTATCCTGAACAACGGTTTTTGGTTTTTCTCCTACAACGTCGGCAGATTTTTCTTCATCAGAAAGTTTTTCCAACTCTGCCTTTAATTGGTCGGGGAACTTGGTTTCGGTTTGTATGTCTTCCGGTTTTTCTACGGGTTTACCTTTTGCGATATTCTGGGCTAAATCCTTAACTTGTTGTTGGGCTACATCGTCATAGGTTGGTGGTTCAAAAGTCTTTCCGGTAGCCGGATTAATCTCGTTTTCCAGTGGCTTGCCTGTACGGTAAATTTCGTTTATCTGGTTGTTGATTCCGTCTATTTCGGGTTGGTTTAACTTGCGGGCTGTTTGGTCTAACATTTCATTCTGCTGTTCTAACCCATTTCTCTTCAATATAAGTCCTGCAACACTTGATTTAGATTCATCGGAAAGATAGTCAGGAACGGTTTTTAATACGTTATCAAACTCCTGTAAGCTACCTATTGTTTTCTGGTATTGTTCGGGTGTGATTGCGCCTCCGTCCAATCCCTTCTGGAGTGCTTGTTGAAAGACTTCAGGTTTTATCTTAGTCAGTAGATCGTATTTGATGGAACTCTTAATAAGAGGTGGGGCTTTGACGGCTCCCGATAATATCCCGATTCCTGCATCAAGCAGTGTACCTAAGGGTGCGTTTTGAGCAAAAGCCTCTGCCATATCCGCCGTAATGTCGGAAGCGTTCTTATTAGTTACTCCTTCTAAGTTATGTCCTATATCTTTGGCTCCTTCTACTACTGAAGTTTTCTCTCCTAAACTTAATCCGCTGTTGATAGCTTTTGAGGCTAATTTTGATAGCACACCAGATTCTGCTTCTGGAACAGAAGCTATCTTTTTTAAGATATTCCCTGTTACTGAATGTCCTAACTCTCCTCCCACCATTGAAAAAAGTCCTGCTGTTGCCACACCTGCCATACGATCCACGTCTTCTCCTTTTCGGGCTTCTTTCATTTGCTCTACTTGGTCTCCTTGCGGGTCTTTTTGCCTTAATGCGTAGAATCTTTGAAGCGTTCCATTCATACCACTTAGGTTAGCGTCCGTCCCTTCATTTAAAGCAAATGACATCACAGGTTTGAGGGCTAACGTAGATAAACCGCCTGTTTCCGGTGCAAGGGTGCTTAGTGCTCCACCTACGGCGGCTCCGGCTGCGTACCTTCCTATTGTGGGGATTATGTCTCCTGCTAAGGCTCCCACCGATCCTGCCTGTGTGGGTTTAACTCCGATATAGGGGGTTTGGGGATGTTTGTTGGCATAATCTACCCTTTCCTGGTCGGTCATATTCTTGAAATCGCGTGCTTCTTTCCATGTGGTTACACTTGATTTGAGGTGATCCCATAAACTTCCGAATAGCCCGGGCGTTTGTACAAGTCCAGGATTACCGTCTTTGTCGAATGATACCGCCGCGTCTCCGCTTGATATTTGATCCTGAAAGTTCTTTTTTTCTTTCTCTAATAAAGCAGTGTTATTGGGGTCTATCCCTTTTATTTGGAGTGATTTTTTAGCTGCATTAGTGATCGCATCAGGAGTAGCTTTAAGAACTTTCTCTTTGTAGTCGGCTTTTTGTTGGTTAAACTCTGGAATGTGAGCCTGATTATACTCGGCTTGTATAGCTTGGTGTGGGGCTACATTAGCGGTATTATCACTTGTCGGTTGTTGATTAAGGGCAAGTTGGTTGTGATTGATACCGAAATTATTCTCAATAGTCGGCTTTTCGGGCTGTTGTGTTTGTGTTAGTTCTGGTTGTTCCTGGTTAAATGGTAGCGGTTTTTGTGGTTCACCCTGATTTATTTTGGCAGAAAACCGTTCCGGCGCTTGAGTGAATGTTTGCATAAACTCCTTCTGTGAGCCCAAATTAGCTGGGGTATAACCGTCGCTAATTAGTCCGTTATAAATTTTATCCGCCTTAATGGGATCGTTTAACGCGGCAGAAAACTCGTCAATACTTCCTAAATTCTTAGAAGTATACCCGTCATTTATGAGATTCGTGTAAAGTTTGGCTGCTTTGGGATTATCTACTTGCATTAATACATTTTTTGACTTGTCCCCTTAAATTTATTTCCTATTGATTTTACCCTGTCAACTACTTTTTGAACTACGGTCTTTTTGATGCCCATTTTACTTTTTGGTACCCCTTTTAATTGACGTTCAAAGGCTGCGTCTTTGTCGATTAATTTAGGCTTGTCGTCCGCATCAGTTCCGTACCAGTTGTCATTATCGTAAATGTACACTTTCTTACCATTGATATCAAAGGGTTTTACGTTATTGGGATCATCTCCCGTCTTGCCGGATTTATTATTGGTGATCGTATGCAAATCGCCTTTGTCTATCTTATTTACATCTACGTAATTAATGGTTTGTCCGGTAAGAGGTATTGTCAGGCTTTGACCGGCACTCTGCTCGTATTTATCGGTTAATGGTTGTACTCCGGCGCCATCTTTAGCGTCTGCTTTATCTTTAGTAAGTGCTAATCTTTCTTTTGAGATTCCCAGATTAGCTTGTGCTATTCCAAGCCTTGCATTAGCCAATCCTTCGCTGAATGCCTGGTGTTTTAATTGAGCACTCTTATTTTCAGGTGTAGTGAATTTGTACCTGTTATCAGCTTCACCTTTCAGTGTTTGATACAAGATGTTCTTTCGTAGCATATCCGCATAAGGACTGTCAGGAGAAATCTGAAATCCTGCGGCATTAACTTTATCAAGTTGATCTTTGACTTGTTTTTCGATTCCTGAACCGAGTGCTCCGGTATAATACTGTCGAAAAGTGTCATCTGAAACTACGGGAACTTTATTTCCGTTTTGATCCACGTAATCAGTGTCCTGATCTGGCATCCGGTAATTGGTCGATCCGGCTAAGTCTATTACTGGTTTTCCGTCTTTGTAGACTGTTTTTCCGTTAGCATCTTTTTTAATTGTCACCAGTGGGGAAAGTTTCCCTTTATATCCGGGAGTTACAAGATTGTGGTTCGCATCATAAGTTGGTTCTTCGCCCTCGTCCTGGAGTTTTTGAGCATCAAATAATCTTGAAGCTGCTGAATTTTGGGCATCCGTAGTATAGGCATTCTCATAGTGATTATGGTAGGCATCTGCCACGTAATTTTGGGTTGGGTCTATTTCCTGCGGCGATCGCAACACCCAACTACCATCCGGGTTTTGTTTATAGGACATATCGTGTTTGGCAATACTGGCTATTGCCGCCATATCAAGTCCGGGATTCTTCTTAGCTAAGTCTGCGAGTGAAGCCGTAATATTTTTGTCTCCTTCCTGAACATTTTGGGCATGGGCTTTTACCTGCATTAAATTGTCGTTGATGTGTGCCATAACCTGATCTTCTGGGATTCCCTGATTGAGTTCCTTGTTAGCCTGGTCATTAATTCCCTGAAGATTAGAATTGATAATCCCCTGATAAGTAGCATTAGTATCGAAATCTTTGCTATTAAGCCGGTTCCCCAAGTAGGTCTGCACTCTTAATCTTCTTTCCTGATCTGCTTTTTGTTGCGCTAACTTTTGGGCTTGCCTCTGGTTTTCCATTTGGGCAAACTGGTTAGAGAAATGTAAAAGTGCCTCCGTATTTGAAGGAAGGACTGTTGCCTGATCGCCCGTATAATTAATGTACCCGTTTGGCATCGTTATTAGTTTTAACTATTTTTCATTTGGTTCATCTGGTACGCAAGAAATGCACTGTTAGTCAGGTCATTTAATCCCCCACCGAAATTTTGAGTTCCTGCACCTCTTAGAGCGTTCTTTTCTGCAATAGCCTGTTGTTGCTGTCTTACCCTGTCTTCGTAAACTTTGTCTCCTTCATTTATCATTCCCTGATTAGCGTTATAATAGTTTTGCTCCTGATTTTGGGCGTACTGGTTCTGTTGATTAGAAAGGCCCTGAAAGGCTTGGTTAGTATTCCCTTGTATGGCTCCGAGCATCGCAAGGGCTTGTGATCCACTGGTTGCATTCCGGTCTACCGATCCTATCGCATTGGCCTGATTGCCATAAATATTATCTCTGGCGGCACTCATTCCCGGCATTTGGGAGTTTTTTAATCTGGTAGCCTCCGCAAGCATCTTCTGTGCATAAGGAGATGTTTCATAACTGGCCTCCGGTATTTGAACTTTATTGGCTAAGTGGTCTTGATGCAACCCTTTGAAAAGTTTAAATAATCCTGTGCCGGCTGAAACTCCGGCAGCTACGCCAACGAATGACATTTGTTTTCTATTTAGGAAATTGTGTTGCATAAATTGTGTTTAATTTTGGTTTCTTCATCTAATAGTGGGTTGTCGTGAAATTCTATGATCTCTGATTCTATACTGTCGGTGATTCTCTTAATATCTTCGTCACTTAAATTATTTTCCTCCCCTGTGATGTATGGAAGCGGATGAAAGGTTGTCCATATCGTCGATTCGAGTATATAAATTACCCTTCTGGTTCCCGGTTTGGTCACTCCCCTATAAGGAGCTTCTATATACTGCATTTCTCCATCAAGAAAAACATTTAACTTCCCCTTAGAAACAATAAAAGGGTGTTCTGTTTTGTGTATTTTAGAAGTCAGTAATGTACCTGCGGGCATAAAAATTTCCCTTATGTACAGCCCCGGTGTGAAACTGTGCTTCAAAGGGCACTCAACCTTTGGTAACTGAACTAATATGGCTTCTGCTTCGTCTATCATCTGTTTATTAGGGTTCCAAGTCTTACATTATTTCCTACGTCTACCAATCTTAATTGAAGTTTCGTAGGATCGTTTACAAATTCATATTCTAACGTCACAAGTAACGCCTTACCAAATAAGAAATCTCCGGTCAATTGTTTGTCATCATACCCTCCGGTAGCGTTCGGTGAAAATCTGTCTCTTAAAATTCTTGCCTCTATCACTCCTTCTTTGCTTGTAAATTCACTGAAATTGGTATAAGGAAGGTCAGAGCTTTGAGAATAAGGGTCTTCGGTTCTAAAGTGTACCCACGAAGGAGTTTTATTACTTTCCAGTCCAAGAGAGTAGAAGGTGTGAATCGCTCCCGGATTTACCGAGAACATCAGTTGAGACTTAAACGGCACTCCATAGAACGTAGTTGTATTCTGGTTATGAATGTAGAGTGAACCATCTTTAAAGGAGTAGAGGTCATTTCCCATTCTTACAAATTGCTCTGCCTGAAAACTCATTGAGCCAAACCACATATCAGCGGGGTTCTTATAGACTAATGTTTTACCTTGTCCGTCATAAATATCGTACGGGTACACGACACTAAAATCCTCTAAATAACCTTTGGGCGGTGTTTCTGTAGAGGGAATCGTAAATAAGACCTCTTTATGGTAAGGGTCAAATCCTCCGATAATAAAAGGATTGCTACCGAGTGTTTCAATATCCGCAGCAGAAAGAGAGGCAAATTTCTTTGAGAACAGATTAGCTGGTCTGACAAATTTCTTACTACTTATAGGGAATAGTCCGTTATCTGCGTACTGTACCGCACAACCGTTTCTGATATCCCACCAAAATACCAGCCCGTTATACTCGAATACTGATTCAGGATTAGAAGTTCCGAGTGAACCTTTGAGGGATTTATGAGAACCGATAACTCCGGTGGCTTGGGCAATAAAGGCACTTCCTTGTGTGTCCATTAGTTCCTGTTCGCCGAGATACATACTTACGGTCTCATCCTCACATATGGCGAGCATCACTGTACCATCGGCTTGAATCTTATTGGAGAGTTGCAGTTTTTGAATAGCGCCGTTTTCTGATTCAAGATCGGTAACATTGAGAGCCGAAAATGAGGATAACCCGTTTACTTTGGTTCCTTCGAGTAGTACGTCAGAGAAACAAATATTATCTATTAAGGGTTGTTGCCCTATTGTGTCAACTGCGTTTGGTCGCCCGTGATCGGTATTCCACTGAAAGAAAAACTTATCTAAAGGCGACATATTTTCTGTCAGGTAGTCTACAACGGTGTCGTTTCTTTTAAGGACCGTTACATCGCCCTGAATTTGTCCTGCGAGCGTCGAGTAAACCCGTGATGAAGTTCCCGCATTATTAATAGGGAAGATTTGGGCTACTTCGTATTCCGGTTCAGTAGTAGACTGTTTATAAGGGATGTAAATTTCAAGTAAAGCCTCCGATGACGTGTTAAGGGTTCCGAGATTGCTTAATTCGGTCACGACATACTTTCCGTCCGTAGCGATAATTTTCAGTTCGGCTTTGGTTGTGCCGTCACTCATAAATACCCGAACAATGTCCCCTTCTGTGAACTGATACCCTACATTATACTGGTCAAAATAAGTAAGATCAAAAGCACACCCACTTTGATCTGCTGCATAAGTCGTCGCCGTATAAACATAAGCCCCCGTAGAATCTTTAGTTACATACGAAGCACCCTTTATCCTAAGTTGAATAAAGGAACTCACAGTAAGGCACTTGGAGACATTAACCGAATAATACGAAGCCCAAATAGGAATTTCAGTCAGAGCGTCCGTGTTATCGAGTGACCAATTAATCCCTGTGGTGTAGTCGAGATGGTCATAAGAGATGCCCGGAATATTCACTATAAGACTGTCTTTAGTCAGGATACCTGATTTTCGTCCTGCGAAATCCAGAAACGAGATCGAAGCCTTGTAAGACGCGGAGGATTTGAAACATCTTAATCCTACAAGTCCTGCAGGAGTTGGCGCACTGGTGATCGAAGCGGTATATCCCGGATATTGGATGCCTCCTACCCAACCAGAGTAATGAGAGGAAACGTACACCCCGAAATTAGCGGGGCCGGCAGCAACGAAAGTCATTCCTGAAACATAATCTTCTGTTGCCGGGTAAGGAAGAGGTGTGGGTTGTGAGGTAACATCGAAGAATCCCGAATTTCCCAAATCTAAGAAATAATGAGTTCCTCCAGTGTACACGATTTTTACCCACTTCCCGGTGACACCACTACTGCTTTGAGAGGAAGCCTGTACTGTAAGAGAAGTGGTCTTGGGGGTGTCATAACCTATTACGTTATTTCCCATAAAAGACCTGTTCTTTGCCAGTTCAATAGTCTTCGAGTAGATAGGAAGGGAATCATAAGGCTGAACAGAGTACGCCGCATCAAGGGCTATACCTGTTCTGTCGTTTAGAAATGGGTAAGATAGTGCAGTTCCTGAATTATGAGCCGCCATCGCAGCGGAATCCACATCTTTATTCCACGACTTAATTACAAATGATACGCCACTGGTGTACTTTACTACAAGGTCTACCTGTTGAACATCTTGCTCAATCTTCTCTAAGAGAGGAAGAGTAACCGTTATAGTGTCGAACGTATCATCCTTAGTATTGTAGTTTTGAAGGGTTGACCACGCCGACAAGGTCGAAGTCTCATAATCGCGGTAGATATAGCGATAAGAAAACCAAAAACCTTCGTCTTTAATAAAGTTATTAATCGTTCCCGCGGTAGACTTTACGGCTGCTGGAGGTAGTCCGGGTTGTCTGCGAATCCAATAGAGGACATTTTGGCTTACAGGTAGAGTATAAGGAGTAACATCGAAAGTTCCCGCCTGATAAGCGTTAATCGAAGCTTTGAGATTTAATCTTCGGGGTTGATTTCTATTATCAGTCCAATAAAGAAGGTCGCCTATAATCTTACAATTAGTGTCTATTCTCGAATACTTGTCGAAATTCAGCCCTCCGGTTACGTCTGCATTGAGTAAAACAGTGTAAGTAGTCGCGTCAGCTTTTGAATAGCAGTATATTCCGTGATTGCCGTTGGAGTTCCAATTAAAAAATACTATCCATTTTTTGGAATCGTCCGATACCGCCCCGATACATTTATTGGTTCCTGCTGGAAGTGTATTAAAGATAAGAGAAGTGCCGCTCACATTTTCTACCCGACCTGTTGCGCCGCTGTCCGTAGTAAAGGTGCGGATATTGGAAGCGTTCACCCATTGACCTTTCGATATTACTGAAAAGTCATCATCAGCATTTAAGCCCTCACTAAATATTTTACGGTAGTTATCCAAGTGTACTATTATTTAATGTCATTCCACAATGCTTACATTGCATCCATGATGTAGATTTGTTTGTTACAGTTTTACCATCTTTTATCATAGAAGTAGTTTGCGTAACCATGATAAATTCATGTTTATTACAAACTCCCTGAATAAACAACTGATTACTTTTTTGTAACTGCTGATCGAATAAATTATTCATATTATCCATTTTTTGTGGCACTTCTTTATTTCAGCGCATAACATTTATATGCTTCTTCTGAAAATGGTTGCACATAAAGAGAATCCACGTTATAAATTCTGGTTTTTTCTTCGTCAAGTCCAAGTTCCAAATCATATTTCACCTTGCTTTGGTAAAAATGTACTCCTGTAATAGTTCCTGTCATTGGGCATATCCATCCACCATCTGAAGGTTGCATACCAAATAAAACTTTATCACCATGCTTGTGCCTTGATGGGAGGTTGCACTGTCCTATCAATTCAGCAACATAATTTACAACATCTGTAAACGGGATTGTAACTTCCCCGGAAAGAAGGTGTGTCATCATCTCTTTTTCTGAGCCATAAGCAAACTTTACGTTGTCCTCTACTTTTTCTGTGAGAAACTTGATTGCTTTTTCTTTTGTATTCATTTTATATGTGAACCGCTTAGCCGGTTCCTGCTTTATTTAACTTTCTTCAAATTCGGATTTTTCGATTTTGCTTTCACACTGGCATTTCTTGAGGCAGAAGCAAGAATAGCTCCTGCTACCATTGGCGGTACTCCCTGCTTTTTTGAAATTGAGGCCGCAGCCTTTTTAAATCCTGGATGTTGCATAATTATTTGGGTGCGCCACTTGTATTTCTATAAATGGCTGCTTTAAAATCCTGTATTGTTAATGGGTTTATTCTTGCTCTTAATATCCGGTGCTGATGATCGAACTCTCTTTGCGCTCTTAACCGTTCTCCTTCGCCGTAGCTTCGTCCGTTTTCCTTGTGTTTCCAGTTCATATAAGCCTCTAAGGTTGACTTCGCATAAGGGGTGATCTGGGTAGCATTATCTATCTCGCTTCCATCACTTATGTATTCTAGAATGATACTGGTCGCATCTATATCGTTATGAAGTTGAATCTCATTTCTCTCCGGGATGATCGAGAAAGTATCGGTACGGTCAACTCTTGCACCGTAATTCTTTCCGGTGTACTCTAATCTGTCATTCCATTGAACAGTGAACCCGTACCACGGCCATGAAGAAGTAAATTCGTTTCCTACGGCCGGGAACGGAACTTTAAGTGATGCTACTACTGAAAATCCTGTTCCTGTACCTCCTAAATCCGTATTGGATGCACTCAAAATATCTCCATCCGTGTAACCTTGCCCTTGTGAAACCAGCGTCACTATTGGTACTGTGCCTAATGAAATTGTTATGTCAGCAGTGGCTCCGGTTCCTGTTCCTCCCGTTAAGGGAACGTTAGTATAAGTTCCATTTGGGTAGTCTGCTCCTGCGGTAATCTGCCCGAACTCTACGACATTTCCACTTGAAAAGTTATTTAATCTATTTATTCCGGGCCGGTTAATAAGGGGTTTTACAAATTGGCCGTTTTCTACACCTACTTTTATCCAGTCCATATAGTCGTCCGGAAGTGTAACTGCATTATAAGAGTTAATAGTGAGTTTTTTAGTCCTTACATTTCCTATACTATCGAATGAAATCTCCTCAAAACATCTTTGGGCGTAAATAAGGAAGTCAATATAAAAGTGAAAAGGGTATCTTCTCTGTAAGAGGTAACCTTTAACAACCTGATCTAATGATGTAAATTTCATCCGCGTTTATTTAAAGGTTCTTCACTAATTGAATCTACTCTCGTATCTGGGTACGGTGTTGGCATTAATAAGGAAACCACTTCGGCTACTACCTGTGCTGCCATATCAGCCGTCAAAGGAAGTATGTCGAAATCCCCGTATTTATCGATGTCCATAACGATCAACTGCATATCAACTGAATTAACATTCCTGCCCTGCGGGTTGGTGATGTCCTCGGTAAAGACTACATACCCGTCTCTCACTTCATACCCAACGAATCCTAAAAGATTGTTTATTAAGTTCTGTTCCTTAATAAAAGCTGATTGTCCGTTTTGTAGTGGTATATATTGTTCGAGTACTGTCATACGGTTTGTATTTTTAGGTACTCTCCTGCTACCAGTGGAGTATTTAAGGTGATTAATGTAGAAGCGGTAACTTTGGTGAAGAAATTACTGCCATCCAAGGGATCGATACCAGGGATAGGCACGTTACCACGAATAATATTTACGTCCTGATTGAGAAACGCATTACTTGAAATAGTTGTGCTTCCTGCTGAAAGCCCCACTACAACCTCTGTAGTTCCCTTGATTACTACGCTCGAACCTATCACGCTTTCAATGGTTATAATCGTTACCGGATCAATAACCGGAACAGGTAAATTTCCAGACGCGGCCGGCCCAACAAAAAACACTCCCATATTTCGTCTTAAACTCACCGGCATGGCGGGGAGCTGTGCCCTGCTTAATCCTTTATAAGAACCTACGGGTATCTCATCATAGCAAGCAAGTACCAAACCCTCAGGGATAGTTTCATCGCTTGGCAGGGTTACTGAAACGTATTCTGTCTTTAGTTTACGGTTGATTGCTTGCTGAAGGTGCGCTTGTATCATACGTGGTTCAAACTTCTTTCCTGCGCTCGGAGATCCACCTTCAAGCAGTGAAGCTATTGTTTCGTATAAGTATTGTTTGGTTACCAGCATTATATATCTTGGGAGTTTTTAAGTTCTGTAAATTGGATTAGCATTTCATCGTTCATTGGTACTCCGGCAAGTTGTAGTGTCTTAATTAGAATCTTATTAATGGAGGATTCAGCCCATTCAAGTTGTACCGAATCTGTCTGGTTGTAAGTTTTAGCTCTTCCTGATCCTGTAAAGGCATAAACCGGAACCAAAGGCCGTCTTAGGTAATAAACATATCCTGTCATGGCAGCTTCTGGGTAGAGTTGAATCTTTCCAGGCTGCAATTCAAGTCCTACCGGGTCGTTAATAGTGGGAGTGAGTATTTGTGAATCCCTTCTTTCGGTTATTTCGTCCTCACTTAGTAGTTTTACGGGCTTGTAACGGGTTCTGCCGTCATAATACGATATAGATACAGTAGGAAGTGTTTCGTAACATGGATTTTTAGTTGGATCGGTAGGTAATGTGATAATTCCATCAGTTCCGGTAGTGAAATCAAGCTTAGCAGAGAAAGGAGAAAGCGGATCAGTTGATTTTTGGTTCTTCCCGTACATTGGGATGCAGGAAACAAACCACCACATCTGGGCACGGTCTGTAAGATTATCTATTTCGGGGTCAGAAATCCATCCGCCCTGTTCTTTATTGAGAAAGTACCGTACTGTGTCGTGAAAAACTTTTAAATCCATATTTAAACTTTAGCCAACACCCTGCGACTTGGAATTATATAATGCTCCTTGCCGAAAATGTTGTATTTCTGAACAAATCTTGGCTCAAAGCATACAACATCTCGCACGTTGCAGCTAAGGTTACTTGGCATCGCCTTTATGATGCCGGTTTCTTCATCTATTGGCTCTAAGAGGACATTTTCTGTAACCATTCTCAACTCATCGCCTACTACGCAGAAAACTTCTCCCATTGCTACCTTCCAATATTCTTTCCCTTCATAGAGAATAAGATTTTTATAGACGGGAGTATCATTATCCGGTTGTAATTTGTACTCGAAAATGATACTATAACTGAAAAAAACCTTATCTCCTTTGTTTACAGTGCCGGTGATCTTCCTGTGAAGGTCACTTTTAACTCTTACTGGCGGCATGACTACTGTTCCTTCTAATGTAGAGTACTCTTCAGGATGCCATGTAGTATCAACTATTATGGCTCCATCCTTATCTTGAAATTTCTTTTCTATCTCTGTAAGAATGTAATTTTCCGCCGCCTGTAACATTAGAACCAAAATTCTAACATTTTTAGTATTTTCTTTTGAAGTTTATAGTTATAGCGGTATATTTGGTAAACTATTTAGCTATATGACACCACTTGGAGAACATATCAGAATAACTAAACCGGAAGAAGTAAATAAATCTTACTTCATAGTAGAGAAAGAAGCGGTACAAAAAGCCGACGTTATTTCGGTTTCACCTGACATTCAAATCGAATATAAGACGGTGTTTTTCTGGACAGATAGGGCGATATTTATTAAAGGTGAGTGGTTTATTAATACCGAAATGATACTGGGAGGTTATTTAGCTACTGCATAACCCTGATTTATAATAGTGTGTTTACCGTTATCATTGTAATCAAGGTAACTTTGAGGATAAGAAAATGAAGTAGTTCTTTGGCCTGGAATCCCATCGACAACACTCAAAGATTTAAGAAAATTATCTTTATTGGTTCCCGGAGCAAACCCCATCTTCCCATCCTGAACTTGTTTTAAAGCATAATTACGGTAGTTAGCGAAGTCCTGTTGAATAGGAACAATCATATCTTTGGTTAGGGGTGTATCGGGGTGTTCTTTACGGTACTCGTCAATCATTTTAAAACCCAACCCGTTGTGATCGAGTGAAGGGTGTCCTTTAAGACCTTTATCTGCAAGCCACGAAACGTACGAATTCCATGCCGTCCTGATGTTGTTACCCACTTTAGGTGGTGTAACGGGATCTCCAGTTTGAGAAGTTAGTGCTGCTTCTGGTATTAACTGTTGCATAGAACAAAATTAAACAGTAAACCAATAAATAAGGAGGATTTATAGTTATAGAAAAGCACTAATGGTTAATCGTATAGTTTGATTAGTGCTTGCTCTGTAAGGTATTCTGTAAGATAGCAGTACAATTCTTCCGTATGTACAGTTAGTGGGATTCTTCGGTCTCTTAACAGGTAATGGGTGACGTGTGTTATCTCGTGTACTAATATACTTACAAATTCCCTGAAGTTGCCATTCTTGTTTTTTGCCAGTACGATAAACCCGCCAAGAAAATCTATTTTCCTTCCTTCATTAGTGATGTGATCCCATCCTTTAATTGCCCTCTGGTCAAATTCTTTAAAGTTTTCTTCTCCTGCAAATCTTTTTATATGAACAGGAATTTCATTCTCTGATAAGTCACATAGGAATAGGATATCCACCTTGAAAAGAGGAACTTCAACGTGAAAACTTTTCTTATCATCCCAATTATTCTTCTTTTTTGCCATATTATATTTTTTTAAAAAGCTGCCGGCCCCCGCTTTACTAAAAATTGATTTTAAATAAATACCGGCAGCTAAGAAGGTTAAAACGGAAGATCATCAGGAGCTTCTACCACTTCTGCTTCAGTAATAAATTCCTCTTTCTTCGCAGGTGCGCTACCAAGTTTTTCAATCTTCCAGGCATCGAGATTAGTGAAGTAAGAAGTTTTACCGTCTTTCTCCCATTTGGATCCGCGAAGGTTGAAATGTACCTTTATTTCATCGCCGGTTTTGAGATCATCCAGTACTGCTGTACGTTCATTGGTGACCTGAATTTTAATAAGCTGGCTGAAAGTTTTATCTTTTACCTGCTCTTCGACTTCTACTACAAAGTCGCGTACTTTAAATTTTTCACTACATTGGGTAGTTTCGGTTTTAGTTACTAATCGTCCTGTTAATTCGTATTTCATTTTATTGGTTTTAGAACATATCTTATAAATGGAGTAGGAAAGTTTTTGTATTCCTCAATTCCCTTAGCGTCTATGAAGTGTTTTACAGAATTTACTTCGTACCTTTCTCCATAAAGACACACTTCATCATTTACGTTCATTCGACAAGGGTAATCGTACATTTGTCCTATTTGCTCTCCCCATCTTACAATCAGTGTATTCATTGATATATCAGTTTAAGGTAAAAGGTCTTTATTAATTTGAGGACGCTTGATACTCTCTGTTTTCACCATTCCTTCTACTACCTCCATTATAGGTTCTAATAAACTTTTTTCACTAAAACCATTAAAGGATTCTGGCGTTACTTTTTGGTATTTTAGTTCTGGTATAGCCGTTTCTATTATTTCAACCATATCCTTAGGCGTAACAGAACATTCGTTGCTAACAGTTGGTTCACTATTTAGGTCATCCTGTATGTTATTGAACTTTGCGCCTTTCTCTAACTGCGCTGATTCTTTCTCGGCAACATCCTTCCCAATCTTCCTGATTCCTGCTGCGTACTTATCAGGTAAGCTATTTAATTTACCTGTCAGGAATTTACCAATACTTCCCTGCCCCATCTTTAATTTCTTCTCAATAAAATTCTTGGTAACTCCGCTGTCAAGGATTGCTTGTATTTCTTCTTTGGTTATTGGTTTCATATTTTAATAAATTTTCTACTATTCCTGCCATACCAAACCATAATATTGTTTCGTGCAAAATCAATTCGTGGTTTAAAAAGAATCTCAATAATCAGTAAGGAAAGAATTAGTACCATTGCTAATTAATTTAGAACAAATCTAACCATATTTACTAAATAAAATAGTTTTTTATCTAACTTTATTTTATATTTGTACCGGAAATAATTGATGACAGACTAATTTAAGCTCTCTATTCTTAGGGAGCTTTTAATTTTAACCTGCTCCCATTAAACACATAATTAATATTCACAAAGAACTCTATGCTACTTCCCTTCTTTCGGGCGATCACTCCTTTCTCAATTAGCTCCGCAATAGCATCATAAAACGCTGTACGTTTAAATCCGCATTCTTCTCCCACTATTCTACTATCTAAATATATCGTGTCCTGATGTGCTTTTAAATGCTCTGCGATATACCAGAATGTAACTATTGACAAACGGCTCATACTCATCAATACAGGAAATACCG